GGCTGCGTTACTAGAACAATTTTTGCAAGATCTGGAAAAGCCATCTTTATGTGTTCTGTCTTTGCTAAAAGACGAGAGGGCTTGTAGTTGTTTACAACGGTAACACTTTTTCATATCTTTATGATAAACAAGTTCTGAAAAAGTGTAAAGGTTCGAGTCCTCGCCGGAGCACCAATACGGTCACGTACATCAGAGGATAGATGGCCCCGGTCCTAACGGGGAGGCCGCAGGTTCGAATCCTGCCGTGATCACCAATTCAATGGAAAGATGGGTGAGTGGTTTAAACCAGCGGTTTGCTAAACCGCCGACTGCCGTAAAGCGGTCCGGGAGTTCGAATCTCCCTCTTTCCGCCAATTGCTGGTATAGCTCAATGGTAGAGCCACGGTCTTCCAAACCGTTGACGCGGGTCCGATTCCCGCTACCCGCTCCAATTGCCCCGTTAGTTTACTGGCTAGAACACTGGTCCTTCAAACCGGGAGAAGCGGATCGATACCGCTACGGGGTACCAATTACAGCCGATTCGTTCAATGGTAGGACGCGAGACTTTGAAGCTCGCTACGAAGGTTCGATTCCTTCATCGGCTTCCAGCGCGCTGCTTTCGGCAAAGGCTGGCCTTTCATACGGGCCACAAGTTGGATCGACACCAACCTGCGCGACCATTTATGCTAGGTAGGCCGATCAGGTGATGGCGCGGGGCTGTGGACTCCGTTAGGCTGGATCGATACCAGCACCTAGTACCAATACGGGAGTGTAGCTTAGCCTGGTCTAAAGCATGGAGCCCCAACCTCCAGATCGTGGGTTCAAATCCTACCTCTCTCGCCATGTTTTATTCTGGGTTTACAGGGTTTTATCAGGGTGTTAAGCCGTGCCCGTTAACCTAGGTATTAACAACATAAGGATGTTCCTGATGAAGAATGTACTTGCTGGACTTGCTGTTGGCGTTGCTCTCCTTGCCGCTGCCCCTGCTATGGCTGCGGATGCCAACGGTAACCGTTCATATACCCGTAGCAACGTCGTGCTGACCAGTATGCTTACTGGTGCTGTCGTTGGCGGTGTTGCTGCTGCCGTACTGTGCCCGCCTTGTAGCGTTGGCACGGTAGCCCTTACCAGCCTTGGAGCTGTGGGCGTAGGCGTAGGCGTAGGCGCTGGCACGGGCCTAGCCCTTGCCTATGCTACCAGCCGTGGTAACCTGTAAACCTTACTAGGGACCTGCAACTAAGCCCCTCGGCCTTCATTGGCCGGGGGCTTTTTCATTTGTGGAGTTAAAAAATGACTTTGAGAGTAACAGTTGAAATAGTGCCCTTTGGTGATGAAGATAAGTCTTATGAAATTGGCAGGCTGGACATCTTCAACAAAGGTCACGTTGATTTTGGCCACTGCGAATACGGTGTGCTGGATCTAAGTAAGGCCACAGATGCTGGCGAATTCATTAAAACAGTCCTGCACAGGCGCGATCTTGGGGCTTGGGAGCTTATACGTAAGGCAATCACAGAATTAAAGATTACAGGCCCCTAATCAGGGGCCTTTTGCGTTCTTGGGCATTACGACGTATGGTTATTTACGCTCGTAATCAGTAAGGCCCCCAATCCACATGCTTGGCGTATTGCAGGAAAATCTGCTCGTATTGCTTGCGTTTGACGATGAACGCTCAAAGGTAATCCGCCACACAATCCCCCCTGAAATGTTCGGTGGTCAGTACAAGCTGATCGCAGCGCGTATCTATGACTACATTGATAAGTACAAGAAATCGCCAAATGATCATCTGGCCGACATTCTTGAAGACAAAATCACTAGCAGCAACAAACGCGAAGCTGACCTGTACAGTGACATTATTGGCAGCATCCATGAAGCCAAGGCCAACATCAATGCTGCATATGTCATGGCTCAAATGGGTACGTTTGGGCGTAGGCAGGCCCTACGTAGCGTTGCCGTTGACCTAGCCAAAGCCCTACAGCGTGATACTGAGGCAAGCCTAGGTGAAGCTGAAGCCTTGATAAAAAAGGCGCAAAGCAGCGCCATGAACGTGTTCGACCCCGGTGTCAGGCTGGGTGACAAAAAACTGGCTTTGAACTTCCTTGACATTCAACAGTCAAGCTTCCCAACCGGGATTGCTGAACTGGATAAGCGCGGGTTTGGCCCCACCCGTAAAGAATTCTGGATGATGATTGCCAGCACCAAGAAGGGCAAAAGCTGGGCTTTGGCTCATTTGGCAAAGATGGCAGTTATGCATCGCCATAAGGTGCTCCACATTACCCTTGAAAATTCATGGGAGCGGACTGCACAGCGTTATTATCAGGCATTTTTCTCAATCTCTAAACGTAAGGAAAAGTATAACGTCGTCAAGTTTGAGAAGGACAGCCTAGGCCGTATCAGTGGTTTGGCAGATGCTGAACTTAAACCGGCTTTGAGTTTTGACGATCCACATATCCGTGAAAAGCTTGAAAAGCGCATAGATAAGTGGGGTCCGCGCCTCCTTAACAACATCATAGTCAAGCAGTTTCCAACAGGCTCGCTGACCGTGCCGCAGTTGGAAGCCTACATGGATAACCTTGAAACCACAGAACGATTTACACCTGATTTATTGGTAATTGATTATCCAGATCTTATGAAGCAGACCAAGGATAACCTGCGGGGCTCCCTTGATGAAACCTACAAGGATTTACGTGGATTATTTGTAGAACGTAACATTGCTGGGGCTGCTGTCAGTCAATCCAACCGTGGAGCTGCTTCAGCCAAAAGCGTTAAGATTGAAAACGTGGCTGAAGCATGGAGCAAGATTGCACATTGCGACACGGTAATAACTTACTCTCAAACTGAAGCTGAGAAGCAAATCGGCTTGGCTCGCCTTAACGTGGCGGCAGGCCGTAATGACGCCGATAACCTGACGATGGTTATTTCGCAAAACTACGGAACAGGCAATTTCGTGATTGATTCCGTGCCCATGACGGGCAACTATTTCCAATTACTCCCTGCTACGGAATTTGAAGAAGGTGAATAAGCATATGGGTAGAAAAGACGACTGGGAAATTAAGCGTAGCACAACTCAGAAATTCACGGCAGATGAAAAGGCCTTAATTGAGAAAAGATTCAAAGAAGGTGTGCTGCCACAATACGTGGCTAGGGAGCTTTTAGCTTCTTCAAGGACAATCCAAACACATTTCACCAAATTACGTGAGAAAGGTGTTCAGGGCACACCGCGTTCTAATCACGGGCCAATAGTCCGTAAGCGCGATGCTGAAATACCATACAGGGTAAAACGCCCTGCCCCGCCGAAGCATACCCGCTTCTATCATTCCACATTTGAACCAAGCTGATCACTAACGGAACATAAAGGAGCACGACGATGGCTACTGGATGCTGCGGTCATGGGAAAAGATTTCAGGATAAATGCCGCGATTGCGGTCGCGGCTACCCGCAAAACAGAAAGCCGGTGAACTGGATCGGCCTCCTTATTTTGCTTGGGCTTGCCGCTGGCGTCGTCCAAATGGTTGCCACGGGCGCACGTTGGTATTGAGGACATTTCTACGGAATAAACTCTAACAAGTGATCAACCAAGCGTCCATAAAAGCATTCCTGAAGCGCCCCCTTCTGTCCTTCGACTGGATGAAAGGTGAGGCGCTTCAAGCGTTGGACGCCGCACTCAGCGAACTGAAGCCTATACCCAAATTAGGAAAGCTGTGGGCGCACCAGAAAGCATGTTTTCTGCTTATTGAAGCCCTTAAACGCTTCATGATCCATGCCGGTATGGGTGCAGGAAAAACTCTTCTGTGCTTGTCCATACTACGTTATCGAAAACAACGTAGCGAAAATCCAAAAGCTATAATCTTTGTTCCCTACATAACCTCTGTAGAAACATGGGTTGAAGAAGTAAAAAAGCACACACCCGATCTTATGTGCGTACCGCTTTTAGGTACTTCAAAGGAAAACCTAGAAACGCTGAACACAGCAAAAGGTGACCTGTTTGTCATCTGTTATCAATCAGCCGTAGCCATGTTATCTGAGCCTGTAGCAGCACCGGGCAAGCGTAAAAAGAAATGGCATATTGATCCCAAGTTTGTGCGCAAAACCTTCGCCAGTTTTGACACTTTAATTCTTGACGAAGTGCACAAATGCAAATCCATTCAATCACTTACATATAAACTTTGCAGGTCAATTTCCGCACAGTGTGAATATGTTATTGGCCTGACAGGTACCCCATTTGGTAGAAATCTAGAAGATCTGTGGCCGCAGTTCTACCTGATTGATTTTGGCGAAACCCTAGGGGAAACCTTAGGCCTTTTCAGGGAAGCCTTTTTCATTAAAAAGGATAAATACTGGGGTGGTGTAGAATACAAATTTCAAAAGAAAATGTTTGGCACACTACAGCGCATGATCAAGAATGTATCCATACGCTACAGCGTGGATGAATTTGCTGACATGCCCCCTAAACAGTACATCATTCAAAAAATACAGCCCCACGAAGGTATTAAGGCTTATGCTGACAAAGCCTTGCAGGAAATTAAGGGCATCGTAGCCCGTAAGGACTCTGAAAAGTACAGAGCCGTTGAATCTGAATATATGCGCCTGAGGCAGTTGTCCTCAGGGTTCATGACTTTGAAGGGGGAAGACAACAATAAGCTTCAGGTTAAGTTTGACGAAAATCCCAAGCTCGATGCGCTGCAAGCGTTGGTAGAAGAAATGCCTCACGGCTGCAAAATGGTGGTGTTCCATCACTTTGTTTACACCAACGAATTGATTAGCGAACGCTTGAAGGAAATGAAGGTCAAGCACGCTAGGGTCTATGGCAAATCCAAGGATCCTATTGCCGAGCTAAGGCGCTTTAAAAGCGACCCTGAGTGCACCGTTCTTGTTATCAACTCCAAATCAGGCAGTTCATCTCTAAATCTACAAATTGCGAATTACGTAGTTTTTATGGAACAACCATCCGCAATAGACAGACAGCAGGCTGAAAGCAGGTGCTGGCGTCCGGGGCAGGAAAGACGTACTTTTATCTACGACCTGTTAATGCAACAGACCGCTGATGAACACATGCACAAATGGAACAAGGAAGGTAAAGACATGCTTGTAGCCCTCCTTGATGGAACTGAGAAATTGTAATGACAGTCAAACAGATTAAAGGTATCTGGCTTCCAGCCACTGAGAAGCACTTTGCTGAAAGTCCATTCCTTGGGGATAAGTACCCAATCTTGGATGAAGCTTTAAAATTCATCCCTAAAAGTGAAAGGCACCTTGCAATAGATGTTGGAGCACACATAGGGCTATGGTCACGCTGGCTTGTTAAGGAATTCAAAGAGGTAATAGCCTTCGAGCCTTGTGAAGATTACTCCGCAATCCTTAAGCAGAACGTGCCTGCTTCAAATCTAAAAATTGAGAAGTACGCCCTTGGTGCCTCATATGGATCGGTATCCATCAGAACTTATCCTGAAGACACAGGGCTGGCGCATATTGACGGGTATGGCACCATCCCAATGGTACCATTGGATAGCTACAGCATAAAGAACTTGAGCCTCATAAAGATTGATGTTGAAGGGTATGAACTCCAAGTCATCCGGGGCGCAACAGCGACCCTGACTAAAAACTCTCCAATAGTTGTCATCGAGCAAAAGGGGCACGACGTAATCAATTTTGCTGAGAAACGTGATGCTGCCAGCGAAATGTTGATGGACCTTGGCTTCCACAAACTAGGCCATATTGGCGCAGATTACATCTTTGGTAAGTACAAATATGACTAGGATCTTTGTATTTGGATCAAACCTAGCGGGGCGGCATGGGGCAGGGGCCGCGCTTGCAGCCGCGAAACACTGCGGCGCTGAATATGGAAAGGGTGTGGGGCGTACTGGTAACTCCTACGCCATCCCAACAAAAGGACACAAACTGGAAGTTTTGACGCTCCCAGTTATAAAAGAGCATGTGCAGGATTTTATCAACTATGCCAGAAAGCACCCTGAACTGACCTTTATATTAACGCCTATTGGATGTGGATATGCTGGGTACAAGCCCAAGCAAATTGCACCAATGTTCAAAGATGCACCATCTAACGTAAAGAAACCTGAAGCCTTCCTTGCAGTGAAACAGGAGTAAAGCATGAGCATTGAAATGGACGTACTGAAATACATGAAGGGTGAACGCCAGTGGACTCGTAACTGCCGTTACATTCACGCTAAAGCAAAGCTGAAAAAGGCTCAGGCAGCCAAAGACGCCTATCAGATAGACTTTTGGTCTCGCGTAGTGGAGGCCAATACACTCAGGGATCAGGCAATATGGAATCACTGAACGAAGTCCAAGTAGATCTGGATAGCGTTACGGTTGCCGATCAACCCATCAAACGGCCTGATCGGATCTCACGATCCGATTGGGTTAGGTTCTGGGAAGATGTTAAGTACAAGGCTGAATCTGTTACCTGTACGGAATGTGGCAATACAGAATGGATTGGGTAGCCCTACTTGAAGATAACAGCATTCCTTACGTCACACGCGGGCCTAACACCAAACGTGGGGAAGTATCAGTCCATTGCCCTTTCTGCGGAGATGAAGACCCATCCGAACACATGGGTGTCGCTCTTGAACGGGAAGTATGGGGTTGTCACCGCAACGGTGCCCATCGCGGCAAGTCCCCTTTTAAACTGGTCCAAGCCCTATTGGGCTGTTCCTTCAGCCAAGCAAAACTGGTCGTTGCCCAATATTCACAAGCTGACCCAGAAACATTAGACCAAGCCCTTATAAGCCTTAACGCGGCCCCTGAAAGCCCTAGCAAGCCCCCTGAGCGGCTTACATGGCCCCCTGAGTTTAGGCCCATTGCTGACACGGGACTAAGGACCCGCTTTTACAACTATCTACTGAAGCGTGGTTTTGACGATCCACTAGCTGTGGCCGAAGCCTATGACTTGAAATGCTGCCTGACAGGGCGCTGGAAAGACCGGCTTATCATCCCTGTTTATCAGGGAGACGAACTTGTTGCTTGGACAGGGCGTGCTCTGACAAATCCTGTCAATGCCCCGCGCTACCTGTCCACTTCTGATGCCATTAAACGGTCCATTTTCAACGAAGACGAACTCGGCGCTGGTGGCAACACGCTGTTCATTACTGAAGGCCCGTTGGACGCCATTAAAGTTGATTTCTATGCACAGGAATATGATGCTAGGGCTACCTGCGTTTTCGGTACTTCCATCACCATAGACCAGATATCAATCCTGCGGCAGGTGATGAAGAACTTTAAAAATACAGTGCTTTTATTGGACCCTGAGGCTGTGGAATCAGCCTTTGAAACGATTGAATGGTTGCCCGGCACAGTTATGGGGGCTGTACCCCTTGGGGTCGAAGATCCCGGTGCTATGAGTAAAGAACAAGTCATTGAATATGCAAAGCATTATACGTCTCAATAAAATCCTTTGCATCGGCCGGTGAATTTTACCACGCTGGCAAATCAACTGACTTAGCATCCATGGGGTAGGGTAATGGCACGCCAGCGTGAGCGTATTGTGTGGTCCCCTGTTTGGACAGACGAGTACACCAAGTGGTCAAGAAGTTTCGTCAAAAGTAATCGCTGGCGTTGCGACCCGATGTATGACACAGACGACCTCGTCCAAGAGGCGTATTTCGTGTTTGATTATGTAGCAGCTACCTATCCCCGCATCATAGACCCCGGTCATTTCATGGCGCTCTTTAAGCGTGCCATGATCAACAAGATGCATGACAGAAGTTGCCGCTATAACCGCAGAAAAGGCACTGTAGAAGCGCCCATTTCCGTGGATATCTACGAAACTTTCTCAGGACGTATAGGGGAAGTGACAAACAGTGGCTATGTAGCCGCACTGTATGCTGAAGCACCTGAGGAACTGAAACTTGTTATGAATATCTTGGCTGAAGGAAGCTTTGATCCTCCTACCAAGAAAAACCGTGAAACCCCCGTAAGCCAAACCATCACGACACGTTTATGCCGTGCGTTGGGTGTGCCTGATGGGACTGACCCAATTGCCGAAATCAGGCAGTTACTTGCTACGTAAAAGGAACGTAACGTATGTCTATTGAAACCGAACTGCTTAAAATCACTGGCTTTGAACCTAAGCGTAAGTACCCTGACCGCCAAGATTATCTAGCGGCACTGGCACGCGCTGCCAATCAACTTGAAGATGAAGATTTCGACAAGTTGTCTGAGAGTGCCATCGATTGGTTTAACGCTGCTGCCAAGGCCATTGGCAACAAGCGTGACATTGAAGAATTTGAAGCATTCCCTGTGACAGACATCCCCGGTAACGTACCTCAGGATGCTGAGGAAGAGGACCCGCTCGAAGCTGAGGTAGCTGAAGCGGACGCTGAAGAAGAGCCTGAAAAGCCCGTCAAACTCAAGAAAGACGGTACGCCACGTCAAGCAAATCGTGGCCCGGCACTAGGGAAGCGTTTCAACAAAAAGCTGCCGCCTGCTGCCATAAAGTTGAAGCTTCCTGAAACGGATGACAACATTGTAGATGTCGAACTGGACAAGTTCGCGTGCATCCCCGGTACCAAGAATGCCAAGGCTGCTGCTTTGTTTGAGCAGGGTGCCCGCATGGCCGACGTCACCAAGACCATTGGTGGAACGTATTACAACCTTTTGGCCCGCCTGACTAAGCAAGGCCATAAGGTAGAGAAGGGCCTGCATGGTGTTATGCTTCTCACCCACAACTCAAAGGTAGTTGTGCCGCCAAAGAGCAAGTACACGAAGCCGAAAGAGTAAAAGTGCTTTACCGGAAAGACGATAAAGCTTCAGGCAAAACTCTATTCCATTCCAAACCCCTCCTGATAAAGGCAAAGGACGCCTATGTCAGGCCGGGGCCGGGAAAGGATTGGTTTGCCACCACTACTACTGTGTGGCGTGTGGACGAACTTATCAGACGGCGTGTCCGCGACTGGCGCAGGCTTACTAACGAAACGGGGCACTCTGGCGCTAGAAATGAAACATTCCGAAAAGACCACGACTCCGCCTACACAGCCACGCATAGTGTATTTCCAGCTCCGTTGGTCGAATGGATTATCGTTAGATATGGAGGCCCTGTTGGCGGACGGATCTTGGATGCATTTGCAGGTGGACCCCCGCGAGGACTTGTTTCAGGAATTATGGGAATGGAATATGTCGGCTTTGAAATCCGACAAAGCCAAATTGACGAAAACCAAGAAGTAATAAAAAGCCTTGGTTTAAAAAACGTCCATTATCATTTGGCGGATGGCCGGTTCCTTGAACCTGAGATTGGTCAGTTCGATATGGCCATGACGTGCCCCCCTTACTACGACCTTGAAGTCTACAGCGATCAGCCTGACGATATCAGTAGCTTTAAAAGCTACTCTGAATTTAATGCATCTATGTGGATGTGTGCCCATGCTCACCGCCCAAAGATGAAACCCGGCTCTTTCGTATGTATTGTGGTTGGCCCCTTTCGAGACAAAAAGACTGGTGAACTGATTGATTTTCCAGCACATACCGTGGAAAATTTCCAAGATGCTGGGTTCATTTACCATCAACAGATTGTCCTAAGTAAGAACTTTGGCAGCGCCACAATAAGATCGACCAACTCATGGAAGGGGAAAAAACTAATCCCTCAACATGAATTCCTTTTAGTATTCAGGACACCCGATGAACCGTATATCGTTGATCAAGACTCTTGAACTGGTGCAGCCTGCCGTAGCTGGGAGTGATTTAGTACCAATCTTCTCCTGCTATATGTTCAAAACGAACCATATCTCAGCATACAACGACCAACTAGCCATTGAGGCTACGTTTGACTGTGGCGATACGCCTTTCGCTGTCAACGCAATGACATTGTTGGGGTTGTTGAAGAACACCCACACGGAAGAAGTTGAGTTTACCCTTGATAAGAATGATCTTGAGATCAAGGCAGGCAAAAGCAACCTGAAACTCCCCTATTTCAATTCAGATGAATTTCTCTTTGAGGAACCTGAAGAACAGTGGATGGCTGCGCTGCCGGTCAATGAAAACCTGACCAAAGGCATTGAAATCTGCCTGACCACGGCTTCCAATGACAACTCTCAGCCTGCCATTATGGGTGTGTGTTTCAACTTTGGAAAAACAGCCACATTGTACTCCTGTGACAGTGATGCTGTTACTCGTTTCAATCTTGAAGGCAAAGCCAGTGGTAAAGGCGTTTACACGGTATCAAACACCTTCTGTAGCGCCCTATTGAAAATCTGCGCTGAAACAAAAACCACTAAGGGCAAGATGGACCTTGGTGAAGGCTGGGTACGTGTTTCACTGGAAAACGGCTTCACCTTGTATGGCCGCTTGATCGTCAACGACAGCCCACTCAATCATGAAGAACTGATTGAAAAGACCATGACGGGTGATACCCCATTTGTGGATGTACCCTTGGGATTCGACGAAGCCTTGGCCCGTGCCCGCGTAGTTGCCGATTCCAGCAGTGCTTCAACCTCCCTGAGCATCAAAAAGGGCGTCATGTCCCTGTTCACTGAGACGCCCAGCGGTGTGGTTGAGGATACAGTGAAGATTAAGGGTCACCCTGACGTTGAGGCTACCATTCATGCCTCACTCGTGTGTAAATCACTCAATATCTGTAACGAAATATCTATCCGTGAAAATTGCGTTTCGTATCGAAACGGTGAAACCACGTTACAGGTTGTCAGTAATATAGGTTGATTCCTTTGGGTTTTTTCTTCTCTAAAAAGAAACAGGAAGCTAAACGGAGGCCTCAGGGCCTCCGCTCTGCTCCTGTGACCAAGCAAAACAAGGAAATCCTCAACAGGCTTGGCTGTAAAGCCTGCCCGTTGGATAAAGCCAAGGTTTGCACGCCTAAAATGCCCCCTGTGCTGGCTAAAGAAACCCTTATTTACTTCCTTGGTGACATACCCAGCCAATATGATGACGAACAAACTGGCAAGCCCCTTACTGGCGTTTACGGGAACGTTCTTCGTGAGTGCATCCCTAAGGGTGAACTTCCCTACTGCTCCTTTGACAACGTAGTCCGTGACAGGCCCCCGGAAGGCAGGCAGCCTACATGGAATGAGATAGAAGCATGTAGGGGCAACATCATTGCGAGCATTGAACGGGCAAAGCCCAAACTGATCGTAGGCTTGGGTGTTCCAACACTGTCATGGGCTTTAGGCTCAACCGACATGGATGGGATGCGCGGGCGCGTGTTCTCCATCAAGGTTGGAAAGCACACATGCTGGTTCATGCCTACTTGGCACCCGGAACTGGTTTACAGGTTTGCTTACAACAAGAAAAAGCCCCTGACCTCTAGGCTTGGGCACTGCCTGCGTATGGATATCCTGCGGGCATTTAAATCTGCCGATCAGCTACCTGAAGCCACGGTTGACACCGAAGAAATGGCTAGGGCGGGCGTACAGACGTTTGACGGGCATGGGGGCGCTAACAGCCTACAGACGCTGCTGGACCTCATGGCTGAAGCCCTGAAGGCCCCTGAAAAGGCTGTAGACATTGAAACGAGCTGCCTGCGTCCATTTGCACATAATTCCCGCATCCTTACGGTAGCAATCAGCTTTGGTGACACGCATTTCTCATTTGCCGTGGATCACCCTAAGGCGGGGTGGCAGAAACCTGACAAAATAAATATCCTGAACCTTTTGGAAGAAATCCTTAAGGATGACACCAAGAAAATAGCCCATAATCTTCCATTTGAACTTGAATGGTTCATAGAATATTATGGTAAGGAAGTTGTTAATCATGCTGCTGGCGAATGCACCATGATGCAGGCTCATTTGATAGATGAGCGCCGTGGTAAGCAGGTTAAAGGTGGCGATATAGATTCACGGCGCAGTGCTTATCAAAGCCTCGATTTCCTTATCAAGCAGTATTTTGGTATTGCCTATAAAGGGCTGTTTAAACTGAATAAAAAGGATATGGCCAGCGCTGATCTGGGTGAAACGCTGGTCTATAACGCAGTAGATACTAAATACACGTTGCGGCTACATAAGCATCAAAAAGCCATCCTGAAGCGTGAAGGCTTGTTACAAGCCTACGTTGATGCGTTGCCCCGTCAGTCCTCTGTAGCCATAATGCAGCATATTGGCATCCATGTGTCTCAGGACGAAGTCAAAAAGGCACAGGAGAAGCTTGGTACTGAAATTGAAGGAATCCTTAAGCAAATTAAGGCCCTGCCGGTCATCAAGCAGTACATTAAAGATAAGAAAGAATTTAACCCACAATCTGGTGATGATGTAATCGCAGTCTTCAGGGACTACCTGAAGCGCCCTGAGATTGAAATTACTGACAAAAAAGGTGTCACGAAAACATCAGTTGATAAGAACGTCCTTGATAAGATTGACCATCCTCTTTCACAGCTACTTATCCAGTTACGAAACCGGGCAAAGGTCAAATCCGTCAATGTTGATCCCTTTGAATTAGGAAAGGGGGAGTACATTTGGCCAGATGGAAAAATACACACGAATTTCAACACGACATTTACTGAAACAGCGCGCACATCTAGTGATTCGCCAAACCTTCAGAATTTTCCAAAACGTAATGATTCTTGGGTACGTAAGGAGATAAAACCTGAAAAAGGGCATGTGTTGCTGGCTTTCGACTACGGGCAGCTACAGGCATGTACTGCTGCTATGTGCTCCAAAGATAAGGCTTGGGTCAAAGCCTTGTGGGAGGACTATGACACGCATATGGAATGGGCACAGCGTTTGAATAAGATTGATCCTGACCTGACTTTCCAGCACGTTAATGGTGATATGAAGGATCCAAAGACAGCCAAGAAATACAGATCAATAATCAAGAACAAACTAACCTTCCCCGCCATTTTTGGTGCAACGAATGAATCTATTGCCGGTTATTTAAATGCCAACCCTGAATCCATTGAAAAGGTGATGAAAGACTTCTGGCGCACATTCTCAGGGCTAAAGAACTGGCAAGATGCCTTGATGCGCGGATATTATGAAAATGGGTATGTAATAGACCCCGTTGGACGTAAGCACAATTACCCAATAACCCGCAACCAAGCCATCAACTATCCAGTTCAGGCTGCTGAAGCTATTATCGTTTGTGATGCCATGAATAAACTCTCTATAGAAGCTTCAAAATCAGGGGATTGGTTCAGGCACCCAATCTTGAACATTCACGATGATCTGACCTTTGTCGTCCCTGATGATGACAAAATAATCGAGGACGTTATAGAAAAGACTTACAAAATAATGCTTACCCCTAAATATGATTGGATCAATGTTCCATTGGCTGTGGAATGCAGCATTGGGCCGGACTGGTTCAACATGCAGGACGTTGGAAAGTTTTATTCGAATAAGGATCTCTAAATGAGTTCTCTGCATGTTGACCTTAGACCCAAAACCTTTTCCGAGGTTGTTGGTCAAAAGGAAGCGGTTAAGGGCCTGAAGAAGGTCGTAGCTGATAAACGCGCACAGTGTTTTATCTTCACCGGGCCTTCAGGCACAGGCAAAACCACGCTGGCCCGTATTCTGGCTAATGAATTTGCCGGTAAGGAAGCCACTGTAGCCAATATCCTTGAATTTGACGCTGCTACCAATTCAGGGGCAGCCGATGTAAGGGCTATTGCAGCCAAAGCTCTTTACAGGGCCATTGGCACAAGCCCTGTGAAGGCTATCATCGTTGATGAAGCCCACAGGCTCAGTGCTACAGCATGGGATGCACTACTTAAGCCCATAGAAGAGCCACCAAAGCACATCTATTGGATGCTTTGCACTACAAACGTGTCAAAGATACCAAAAACTATCCAAACACGGTGCCTGCGTTATGACCTGAAGCCTGTATCTGAAGAAGACCTGCTGGTACTGCTTATCCATGCAGTTGATACCATTAAGTCCGAAGTACCGGATGAGGTACTTGAAGCCATTGCTGAGAACAGCGAGGGCAGCCCAAGGCAAGCCCTAGTCTACCTTGAAGCCTGCATACATTGCGAAAACGTGGCTGACGCGCTACGCATCATGCGTACAGCCGGACAAACCAAGGAAATTGTGGACATAGCCAGATTTTTAGTTTCTGGAAAAACCCAAACTTGGGCAGAAGCTATGCGCCTAATAGCAAAAATAGAAGATTTTGAATCTGAAAGTGCACGGATTGTAATTACAGCCTATGTGTCTGCGGTCCTTAAAGGATCTAAAACTGATAAAGAGGCCTCACGATTGTTAACAATCCTAGATTGTTTTTCAAAACCCTATAATGCAAGCGATAAGATTGGGCCTCTCTTACTATCTATTGGTTTTGCTTTAGGGTTGGATCAGTGAGCAAAATTAAATGTGCCTTTAATTCACAGAAATGTAGCTCTAGGAAAAGGGGGATACCTTTTCTTTTTACATTTGAAGGGTGGGTAAGCTGGTGGGAAACTCAACTAGGCCCTGATTGGTTCCAATTACGTGGCCGTGGAAAAGGGAAATACCAAATGGCTCGTAACAATGATGAAGGACCGTATGCTGAGTGGAATGTTAAATGTCTCCTTCACGAGAAAAATATTAGTGACGGAAACCTTGGAAGAATTATGACCCCTGAACATAGAAGGAAACTTTCAATCGCCGGGTTCGGTAATAAGAAAGGTTGCCTGAACAAAGGTAAGCCTTTTACGCAAGGGCACAAAGACAATATAAGAAAATCAGCTTTGGGAAGAAAAGCCTCATTGTTGACCCGCGAGAAAATGAAAACGGCCCGCTTGAAATACTTTGAACGACTAAGAAAAACAAATAACCTGAATGCGACGTAATAAACATTATGAAAATTGAAGAATTAAAGGCCCTGCTAGCCATAGACAAGAATGCACTGGATGACGAAGTAAGCCGTCACCCCATGCTTTTCTTTGAGGTTGCCGAAGCCTTTGTAGACGCCTCTGCAAAGCGTGATGCTTGCAAGGAAGAGTTGTCCACAGTTGATGCAGAACTTGATGGCGAAGTAAGGCGCAAGCTTGAAGCTGACGAGGTAAAGATCACTGAAGCTATGGTTAAGAACGGTATTCAAACACATACCCGCCACACCGAAGCTTTTGATACCTACATGGGGGCCAAGACTGAGGCTGACCTGTTAGGTGCCTTGAAAGAAGCTTTCCATTCAAGGGGTTACATGATCCGTGACCTTTGCTCCCTTAACGTGGCCTCATACTACGAAAGCACGTCAACCCAAGGCACCAATTCAAGCGATAAGGCTGCCTATGAACGCAGGCGTGAGCGTATAGCAGAAGCAAGGGGGAGGAAGGATGCCTGATCACATCCCTGCTTGGATGCAGGTGGGCTTAATCATCCTTGGTGGCGGGGCTTTTTATTATGGTGCCCTTAGCCTGATTGAAGCATGGTTTAGACGTAAAGAACAATTCACACAACGAATTCACGAGCAGATCAAAGGAACTACAGATGCCAAGAGAGAGTGAACAGCGCAGCTTCAAGTACAAGGCCCGCACCAAGGAAGACGTCAAGTCACGCGCTAACATGCGCGGTGGCAATTTCGATTCCATCATCAAGCCTCAGTACAAGGTCTATAAGGTCAAGGAAGGCAAAAATCTTATCCGTATCCTTCCACCTACTTGGGAAGATGCCAAGCACTACGGCTACGATCTGTACGTCAACTACGGCATTGGCGCTGACAACCAGAGCTACCTGTCACTCAGCAAGATGAAGGGTGAAAAGGACCCGTTGCAGGAAGCCAAACGTGCGGCCGAAAGCGAGGGTGACAAGGAGACCGCCAAAGCCCTTAGCCCCACACAGCGCATTGCCATGTGGATTATTGACCGTCAGGCTGAGGATGAAGGCCCGCAACTTTGGCTGGCCCCGTTCACGGTAGACAAGGACATTTGCAACATCAGCTTTGATGAAGACACCAAGGAAGTGGTGTTTGTGGACGATCCTGAAAACGGCTGTGACGTGCGCTTCTACAAGGAAGGTACTGGCCGCAATACCCGCTATGATGCCAGCAAGATGCGTCTGTTGAAGCCATCACCTCTCAGTGAGGATGAAGGTTTGCAAAATGAGTGGCTTGAATACGTGAATGACAATTCAATCCCGGATTGCATCCAGTTCTATGACTACGAACATATCTCCATGGTGTTTGGCGGTCAGGCCCGTGTTGAAAAGGCTGACGATGACGAGGAAACACCACGTAGCCGCAGGGCAGCAAAGCCTGCTGCCGATGAAGATGAAGAACCGGCACCAGCACGCCGCAGGCCAGCACCTGTTGAGGATGACGAGGAACCGGCCCCACGTAGCCGCCGTAAGCCTGTGGTAGAGGCTGATGAAGATGATGAAGAACCAGCCCCACCACCACGCCGTAGGGCTGCCGTAGTTGATGAAGAGGATGAGGAGCCTGCTGAAAAGCCAGCGGCTAGGCCCAGCATCAGGGACAGGCTCAAGAACCGCCGTGAAAAGCCGCCCTTTGACGAGGACGAATGAGCGACGGGCTGCCTTACTAGCTAGGGGCGGGATCGATCCTATACGGGTTGATACCCGCCCCCTTAGTCAAATCATCAACGACGAGATTCCGTACTCCAAATGGCAAAAGCAACTAAGGGTAATAAAAAGGGCCGGTCACAAAGGGTGGCAAGACTGGTTATTGAAGAAACACCAGAAGACATCCAGCGACGGGTAGGCTATGAGGTAGTAAGCATCCTTGTGCCTACCCTTCAGGATTGGTTCCGTGACCAATATGATGAAAAAAGCCCTGATGTAGACCCAGCCTTGTTTACTCGGATGGCCTGCGTTGCCCTGCTAAATGCAGCCGCCGTGCTTGGGGTAGATGTTGGGATGCTTCGTGAACAGTTCTTGGCAGTGTGTGACTCCTGCTACAACGATGCCAATGTCAAAGCGCCGAGGTTTGCCTGATGGCTAAGAGAGAAAAGATAGTTACCGAGAAAAACTCATATTTTACTGGGGAAAAGGAAAATCTTCAGTTCTTTTCAACAGGTTGCACACTTTTGGACTGTGCCATTGGTGGCGGCATTGTCCTTGGCCGCATGACCAACATTGTTGGCGACAAGAGCACGGCTAAAACTGGCTTAGCTACAGAATGCCTTATCAATTTCACCAGAAAATACCCTGAAGGCAACGCAGCCTACCGCGAGGTGGAAGCAGCTTGGGACCCCGGCTACGCTGGAGCAATGGGATTGCCCCTTGATAAGATTGACTTCGGTGACCCTGACAAACCCCTTCAAACTGTTGAAGAATTTGCCAAGGATCTGGAAGCATTCGTTGATAAGTGCATCAAAGCCGATAAGCCGGGGCTGTACGTACTGGATTCCCTTGATGCACTTTCAGATGATGCTGAAATGGAGCAGGATTTTGGTGCAGCTACTTACGGTATGGCTAAGGCCAAGCTTCTAAGCATCATGTTCCGTAAACTGACCCGCAAGATTGAACGCAGCAAGGTCAACCTTCTGATCATCAGTCAGGTTCGTGACAACATCAACGCCGTAGCCTTTGGTGAGAAGCAAAAACGTAGCGGTGGTAAAGCTATGGACTTCTACGCCTCACAAGTAGTTTGGCTGGCCCATATTAAAGCCCTGAAGAAGACCATCAAGAAGGTTGAACGGGTTTATGGGATTACAATCCGTGCCAAAGTCAAAAAGAACAAGGTTGGCATGTCATTCAGGGAAGCTGAGTTTGACTTCCTGTTTGGTTTCGGCGTTGACGATCACGGTGCCAGCGTCCATTGGCTAAAGGAAATTGGTCGCTTGGGTGATATTGACGTGAAGGACACTGAGTTTAAAGCCTACCTACAGGAGGTAGCTGAAATGGATGATGCTGCCTTTAAGGCAGAAGTAAAAGCTGTTTCAGATACGGTAAAACGGGTTTGGGCTGAGGTTGAGAACACCTTTATCCCCGTCAGAAAAAAATACGCATGAGAAAACATAAACCAGATCATAATATGCGTCCAAGCGCCTTAATTGCCGCAGGCAATTCATTACACTCCTATTTACAATACCGGGCTGCTGAAAAAGGAGTTGGCTATAGTTTTAGCCCCGAGTTCTTTACGGCTGCCATTAAAGATGGCTGTACTGAATTTTTTGGGATTGTATTTAACAATAGAGGACAATTGATCTGGGACAATGAAAAACCTGATTTGTTTAAAACATGGAAGCTTAAAAACTAATGAGAAAAGGTGGAGGGAAGGCCAAGGGATCTGCTTTTGAGCGTGAAATCTGTGGCAAGCTGTCCCTATGGGTCAGTCATGGCAAGCAAGAGGACGTGTTCTGGCGCAGCGCTATGAGCGGGGGCCGCTCTACAGTGGCACACCGTAAGGGGAAGAACCTTGCCTCACACGCTGGTGACATTTCCTGCACACACTCCATAGGTGAGCCACTAACCAACCGGTTCTTCATTGAGTGCAAGGCTTACGCTGACCTTAACTTCGCTGGCCTTTTGACAGGTAAAGGTCACCTTGTTGAGTTTTGGAAGATAGCCACAAGGGAAGCCACCAACTACAACAAACTGCCCTTCCTGATTGCCAAACAGAACCGTATGCCCACCGTTATCTGCCTAAGCCTTGAAGGAATGTTGATCCTGATGCTTGGCCCACAGTCAACCATAATGACTGTACCGAAGCTTGATATGTACATCCTTGATGCTGAAGAATTCTTTAAAGTGCCAGCCAATGTACCTAATAATCGGTGATCCACATTTTACGGACAGGCCCCGTGATGAATACAGGTTTGGCCTGTTTCCATGGATCAGGAAACAACAACTAAAATACAAGCCATCAGCCACCATCATCCTTGGTGACCTGTGTGATAAAAAGGATCGTCATTCAGCCAAGCTAGTGAACCGGATTGTTGAAGGTATTGATAGCCTTGAACGCCCAATTTACGTCCTCATGGGCAATCATGACTACATTGACCCTGATAACCCCTTCTTCAAGTTCCTGAACCGCCTTGATGGCGTTGAGTTCTTTGTTCACCCCACCACGGTAGGTGAGCTAGGATTTATCCCCCACTGCCATGATGAAGCTGATTTTAAGGAAGCTATTAAGGCTGTGAACGGCTGCAAAGTTCTGTTCCTTCATAACACCTTTGAAGGGGCTATAGCTGAAACCGGGGCGGCATTATCAGGCTTCAGCATGGCCCCCCTGAAGGCTTTAAAAGGCCCTGTGAGCGTTTTTGCGGGTGACGTGCACCGGCCACAACAAAGTGGCCCAATAACCTACGTAGGGGCACCCTATAGCGTTAGGTTCGGTGATGATTTCACCCCTAGGTGCCTGCTCGTTCATGGTGATGGCACCTTAAACAATCTGTTCTTTGATTGCCCGCGCAAATGGGGGCTGACCATCAAATCAGCCAAGGAACTACTGAAAAACGAAGAACTACTCGAAGGTGATCAGATCAAGGTCACGCTTGAACTGCCGCGTGAGGAAATTGTGAACTGGAAAGAGCATAAGCAGGAAGTTCTTGATGCCTGCGCAAAGCTGAAGCTGGAAGTGTACGGTGTGAACATGAAGGGCAACGAACCGGTAAAGCGTGATAAGGTTTACGTGCCTATTTCAGCCCAGCAACCTTCTGACACACTGGCAGCCTTCTGTAAGGCTGAAAAGCTGGCAACTGAAATTGTCAGCATGGGTAAAGAGTTCCTGAAAGGCTGACCGTGTTTGATATTCACCAGATCTGGCTGGACAATTTTAAGTCATTCAGGGGCAAGCACACCTTCAGGTTTCCTGAAGAAACCGGGCTGTATTTTGTCACCGGCAAAAACGAGGATTCGCCCCGGCTGGGTGCCAATGGCATTGGCAAGAGCACTTTGTTAGACGCTATCTACTGGTGCCTGTACGGGCGGACCCTTCGTGGCCTCAAAGCCAATGACGTTATTACGTGGGATGAGAAAACCTGCACAGTTTCATTGACTATGCAAGTAGGGGAAATTCCTTTTAAAGTGACACGCGGGCAGAGCCCCAATTATCTTTCAATTGATGGCGTCAAAGTCGAACAGGAAGCTGTAAACGATCTTATCCGCCTGACCCCTGAAGCCTTTGTTTACGGGGTGATGCTCCCCCAATTTGGCCAGTCCTTCTTTGAACTAAAGCCCGCTGACAAGCTGACGTTATTCTCCCAAATCATGGGGTTGGATTACTGGCTTGAACGAAGTGAAAAGGCTGCCACTACAACAAAACAGTTTGAAGATGATATAGCAGCCGTAAGCAGCGCCATTGCTACAAGCAAACGCCGCAAGGATGACACCCTTATTGATCTGAAAACACTGGAACGAAATGCTGAAATGGCTGAGGAGGCGGCAAAGGCTGCTGCTTTGGCTGTGAAGAAAGAAGCTGCTGCTTTATCCGCTCAAATCAAGATAATACTTGATAATTTCAATGATGCGGATGCTTGGCACAAAGAGCTGTTGGCAGAAGTTGAAATCAAGGAAGACAGCATTGAGCAAATGAAGAAGGTCGAGAAGGTTTACCTTGACCGCTCAAAGGCCCTGCACACAGAGCGCACCACACTGGGTGCACGTATGGAAGTGGCTTTTGAAGCCAAAGAATTACTCAACAAGCTTAAGGATGTTTGCCCTACCTGTAAGCAAAAGGTTGATAAGAAGCACTTAAATCAAGAACGGGCCAACCTTGAAAAAGCGCTTGAGGAACACCGGGTTGCTTTTGATGCTATGACCAAGAAGTGGGATATTGCCTACAGGTTTTATGAAAAGACGATGGTTTCCATTGAAGAGGCCAATAACGCCCTTAAAGCCGTAAACAGGGACGTCAGCAAAGCCCTTGTGAAGAAACAAACTGCCAATTCAGAGCTTTCATACCTTAAAAGCCGCAAGAAAGACATTGATGGTAAAGTCACTGTTAAGGAAAACCCTTACCGTGCAATGATTGAGTCCAAACTCACACAGCACGACAAACTGACCAAGGAAATAGCTACAGGCACACAGAAGCTGAATGACCTGAACGCTCAACATGCGGCTGCTATCTACTGGGTGGCAGGATTCAAGCGTGTTAGGCTCTTCATTATTGAGGAAACCCTTAAGGCCCTTGAAATGGAAGTTAACAGCAGCCTGACCAGCCTTGGCCTTGTTGATTGGCAGATTGAGTTTGACGTTGAGCGCGAGAACAAGTCAGGGGGCGTCACCAAGGGCTTTGTGGTCTTTGTGCGCAGCCCTGACCACCCTGAGCCTGTACGCTTTGAAAGCTGGTCGGGCGGTGAAACACAGCGGCTTCAATTGGCCGGTGACCTAGGGTTAGCCAACCTAATTATGCAGCAAGCCGGGCTTGTCAGCACAATAGAGATGCTTGATGAACCTTCGGAACATTTAAGCACTGAGGGGGTCATGGACCTTGTTGAAACACTGGCACAGCGTGCTATCCATGATGACAAGCGTATCCTGCTTGTGGATCACCGCACCATTGATTTCAGTGGTTTCACGGATACGATCAACATCATCAAAACTGAAGATGGCTCTGCCTTTGAAAAGAGGCCCGCTCTAGTTAAAGAGCGGGCCTGAGTTTCAACAGGAGAAGGCCATGACTACATGGCCCACCTTATGTAACATTCATACCGCGCAGAACCAAGTAAATTAAACCGCAAGCCACGGCCCCAATGGCACTAAAAATTCCATAGTAGACCCAAGTGATGAAACGGTAGGTGTATGGCTCCGATTTAACGAAGCCATAAGCACCACATTCCTTGATGTACTTTACTTTCATAGGCTAGCCAAACTTCCGTGCGGATTAACTATCTTGTATCCACGGATATCGCGCTCATGTAGCCGTGATTGGTGACCACCTGAGTTGTAGTCGGCCACAAGCCACACGGTGCCTTGCACATGCTGCCTTAGGACAAATACATGGTGGCTGCGGACTGCTACCATTTTATAGGCCGGTGCGGCTGGTGGAAACTTATAAAAAGCCCTTGCTGGCCACAGATCACGATGATCTCTACCGTTGCCACCAAGGACATCTACAGCAGCACCACAGGCACAAAAAGCGGTGCGTGGACACCCAGCGGGGTGAGGCAAGAATGTTACGTTACCTGCAACACGGGTGCGCTTCTCAGAACGCTGCACAGCCTGATAGTTCGTGCTGATAACCCGGCACCGGCCGTCGTTGTCACATTCATTTACTGCAACAGGCTGCACCACGTCTGTTCGAATTCGCTTCTGATGGTGACGCTTATAGTGCTTTGCATCAGCAACACCGATGCTCAAAACTGTTACTGCCAACAAGGCGGTAAAAAATCGCAGTATCATGTCATAGCTCCGTATTTGTTTTCGGGGCGTGTCCAACGGACACAGGCAAGACTTGCGCTCAACTGACTCCGTGTTGTTGGTGATGTGCTGAATTTAGCGGCTGACCAAAAGCGGGTCAAGCAGAATTGACTAGGTTAAAAACCCTAGGATATTCAGCGCATAATCTTGTTATTAGATTCCATGAATCTATCTAATTTGTCTTCGTATCTGTCCATGCGGGCCTCTATAGCCTTTGTCAGCTCCTGAAAGCTGTCGCGACGCATGAATACTTTGTATGCCTCTAGTTCTACTACGGCTATTTTTTCACGGANAGCAGAAACGGATTCACCAAAAGAACGGGCCATGTTGTCAATATCCGCGTCTGTTTGCTCCCGCATTTTATTTATTTCTTTGTGGAGCTGATCACGGACAGTATCCTTGATTTTGCCAAGCCCTACCGTCAGGGCGACAAAAGCTACAATTATGTTTAAGAAGAATGACGCTAGGGCAATCCATTCAGCAACCCCCATAAGATCCTCTTATTTTCCTGCTTCAAATCGGTTTCTTACGCCTT